GGGATAGTTTCCCCTACCGCAGACTTGAGCACGCTCAAGTCAAACGAAGCAAAGATCTCAAACAACCTCTACGTCGGTGAAAAGCTGGACGTTGGAAACTCGGTAAACGTGGGCAGCGGAGGGGTTTACATAGACCAGGGAGTCGGTCTAGCCGTGGATGGCCCCACTAAGATATTAGGCGCAGTTGAGTTGCTAAGCGGAAACATTAGTTTTTCTCAATTTTCTAGGGCTTGGGTAAAAATGTCCTCTTCACAAACCCTAACTTCAAATATTCTTACCTATTATACCGTTAACTTCGATACGACCGAATACGATACTTTAAGCGAATTCACACTCAGTAACGATCGATTTACTGCAACCTACGACGGCTATTATAGCTTTGATTTTAGGGCGATATTAAGACACTCAAACAGCTTACAAGAACATAGGTATTTGCTTTCCAACATTAAGTTGACCGACTCTAATGCAAACAATTACGATCTCTACACGATTGGAGTGTTGGCAACTGCGCCCACCAGCCCATCCGTCTACTTGAATAGGCTGGACGTATACACGATAGCTGGTAGCAAAACGATAAATCTTAGCGCCGGTGACTATGTGCAAGTTAAAATTCAGTGCTATGCGCAAGACGGCTCTGGCGTTGCTATCGACCTAAGCATATACTCTTCCGAGCTAACAATAAACAGAATAGGATAAAACATGGACATTTACAGAAGACTAAACCCAGACGCCATTCCTTTACAGGATGTGATATTAGAAAAAAGACAAACGACCTTTGTGGTCGTAAAGTGGAACCATGAAAAGCTGGGAGACTCTCCAAGCGAAGAGGAACTGCAGCAGGTCTTTAACGAGTTTGCCTCACACTATTCCGATTATGGGGTGAATCGGCGTAAGGAGTATCCACCCATAGAATACTACCTAGATGGAATCGTCAAGGGGGACCAAGCACAGATCCAAGATTATATCGATCAGTGCTTGGCAGTAAAAGAAAAGTATCCAAAACCTTAAATCCACTGGTTTAAGTTAAAAGGCATCACCCTTTCAGAGATCAGGATCCCCTGAAGCTCGGATATCAAGTTTGGATCCAGTGGGTTTTCTTTAGAGATTGCCCTGTTCATGAGAACCAAGTCCTTTATCACGTGTGCTGCAGGAGTCTCTTCCTTGTGTGTCAAAATTGAAAAAATCACGTTTTCCTTTTCCCTGATAGTAGAGAGAGCAGAGATGTCCTGTTTGGCAAGTTCAGACTTAAGAGTGGCATTTTCTAAAGAGCTTAGCCTCAGCGTCTTTATCTTCTTAAAGGTGTGACCAAAGTCCTTTTTACGATCGTCGGTTAGCTTCCAGATAGAATACCGGTTTGTGCCTTTACAGTTTACTATTATGAATAGCTCTTTCTGTTGGTGAATCTTAGGATTCACAAAAAACATCTCCATGTTTTCTAAGAAAAAGCTTTGGGCCTCCATATACTCTATAAGAATGCTTAAAAACACAAAGTTTGCGTTTCTAAACGTCTCGACCGTTTCTGATGCTCCGTCTTCGTAAATCTTTTTTAGATCCTCCTTTATCTTTAAGATCCTATCTTCCTTCCAGACAGGGTTCATTTTAAAGTCAAACAGGTTTCCGTCTATTGCTAGGGTATTTAAGTTTAAGCTATGGAACAGCAATTCGTAAAAGTAAGAAAGAGAGCCCTCTTCCAGGTCTTTTCTGTATTTTTGAGCAGCCGCTAGCAGCACATAGCTAAAATACTCAGCGTCTATGTGCTCTCCTTTAAGAATCCATAGGGATCCTAATATCTCTTTTTTTCTTTTCATACTACTTTGTTATTTATTTGTACTAATAAAGCCGCCTCAGTTTATCCCTGCTTTCTAAAATAAATAAAATAAAGCTCTACTGCTAAAATGGTACAGACTACCGTAAAGCTCCAAATAGATCCTAACAACAATTCCATCACCTTTAGTAAAAACTTTAGGATATTTTCTACCAATGACCCAGTTAAGGGAATAATTGAGTTTACTGAGTTTATTGAAGACTTGATTATCGAGTCTCCAGGAGCAATAGACCTAAGCTACCTCCTTAGAAAGATAAGATATTCTAGGAACAGGCTGGATTGGTCTCTTTGGTATGAAGTCGAGCCAGGAAACGTGGGCGATGCTGCAAACATGATCCTGGATGCAAAGGACGCTTTTTATTTCGAGATAAAGTATGAATACGACGACGGCACGACCGCTGCCCTTCCCACCACTATCCAGGTAAACGAGATAAAGCTCAGGTTCAAGGCCTCGCCAGGATCGGTGAATCTTTTTTCTCCTGGGGTAAAGTGCTCTAACGAGACCTATACCTCAATCATAGCAAACCGCGATCCTAGCTTTAGGCCATACGAAGTGGACAGCGCAATCAGCATGTTCAAAGACCTTTCTTTTTTTACTAACCAGATATACGGACACCAGGTAGTCTATTTTAGAACCCTACCTGATTCTGACAGCGGAGATTATGTTTTTAAGGAATGGACGTTATACCGGAACGTGGATCGTAAGTGCGTTAAGGTAGTGGTTCCAAACAACGCTTTTCCTGAAAACACTCCAAAGTTCACCGAGTTTGGCCTAGACTTTCAAGTACCTTTTGAGATCCACATCGATCATAAGTATTTTCAGTCGGTCTTTGGGGCCTGTTCGGAACCAAGAAAGAGAGACTTTCTCTACTTTCCACTAGTGAACCGTATGTACGAGATCCAGGGATCCTACTTGAGCAGAGGGTTTATGATGGAGCCCATATTTTGGAAGGTTCAGCTCAAAAAGTTCAGCCCAAACATCGATATGCTGCTTGCCGATTCAAGTCGAAGCTTTTTAGACAACGTGATAGTGAATGCAGAGCAGCTATTTGGGGCAGAGGTTGAAAGGGACATCAAAGACGGTACCATGCCAGAACAATACCAAAAGATAACCACCACCTTTGATTCCTCAAGAAAAGCAATCCATCCAGACGTGATACAGAGACCCCTTAAGTACACCTTTAATTTTGCGCCTTTGATCGAAACCTATTATGATTTAGGCGGAGTTCCAGCCAGCGATATAGTTGCAGAGCTGCTCTCTACCTCACCCGTCCTCTCCACTACCCAGGCCTTGGAGACCCTGCCAAACTTGGACAGCCGCTCCGCTCCTCCGAACGACGTGATAATCGCTTATGAGGGTAGCCAACTCTATATTACTTGGAGAAACAACGGCCTCTTGACAAACGACAAAAACGTTAAGGGCGCCAGTTTTAGGTACTGTCGAGTCAGGGGTCCATTCGACAGCATCCCAAACCATCAAGGAACCTCTGAAACCGGCCGATTTATCCGAATAGAAGCATATCGCGACCTTAGCTTTAAAGACCAGCGAGACATCCTTACCGATACTGTCTCGGGTAAAACTATCGCTACGTTCAAGGTAAGAGAGCCCGCAATCGTTTACCAAGCCAGGCCAAAGTTTAACAACAACACCGATAGAAACCTAAGCTTTACCTGCCTATTTAACGTGCCCGGCTCTGGAGGACCCGTCAACTTTATCGACGGCTTCGACAGCGACAGTCAGTCTGGACTAAGGATAACTGGTAGCTTCGCTAGACACATCAGCACTGAACCTGAAGGCCTTTTAAACCTAACAGTAAGAGTAAATTCACAGTTCAAGAACTATTCGATTGCAAATTTTGTGAGCGACCAGTGGCACGCAATGGTGGTCTCGATATCTAACGAGTTTTTACAGTGTGCTACCTACGTCTATCGAATCGCTGAGGACCCCAGCGACATCATAAACCACAACGACTTTGTTCCTATCCTACAGGGAACTTCTTCCTTTGCTCTCACCCAGTTCGACATCGACCAGAACTACGTCCTGCCTAATTCAAACTTGCTGATAACCAATATCAGAGTATTTAATACGATGTTGAAAGAGGAAGAGCACGATTTTATATTAAGTCAGCAGTTCCTTAAGGACGAATCTATGCTAGTGTTGATCGATAACTGTAGAGTTCAGACGAGTCTGCCATACATCGCTAAAAACAGATAACGAGAATGAAGAGAACAGACAACGAAAACATAAGAAATCAAAACGTTCAAGACGTCTTTTTAAGAAACGCCACCCTTTCCTTATTGGACCTTCTAAATCGGGAAATAGTGATATACTTGAAAAGGGGCGATTCCGTGGAAGAACACACGGTTCCCATCTTCTACAACTTTGGAGGAGACGAGGGTTTTATGAAAGATTTTTTCTTGGAGCTTCCGACTGACTGTAATTACCCTAACTTTGCTGAAGGCAACTATGAACAGATGCCCAGGGGAATCGTCACCCTAGACTCCTTTCAAATAAAGACCGGAGACCTTACTAACAAGTTCGTTAGGGGTAGTTTTAATCAGGAAACCCGTAACGAAAACGAACAGAAACAGATCAAGGCCTATTCTTCAAGGCTTTTCGTTCTTCCGATGAGCTTGACCTATTCTCTAAAGATAGAGAGCGATAACATCAATAAGACCTTTAAGATAATCGAAAGGGTCTTTGATTTTTACTATAAGAATCAAGTAAGATACTTCCAGTTTAGAGGGATCAGGATTCCAATGCAGATAACTTTTCCGGAGAACGCCCAGTTTCAAAAGAGCTATAGCTTTGTCTACTCGGATCAAAATATGGTCACCACCACTTTTTCTCTTTCTGTTGAGACCTACTTCCCCAGCTTTGACGATTATTCTACCTTCTACAAAGGAAACAAGATAGACCAGTTCAACCTTAGACAGGGGCAGACCCAGACCGGCTCTACCATTTCAGATTCTTGGATAGACATAGATTTTCCACCGAGCGAATAAATAAAATATATGGAAACCAGGATAGCCAGCTTTACGGAATACTTAGTCGAAAAAGAGATGTTTTCTGAATCAATCAGGTATCACGTCTCAAACAATCTTTCTATACTTGAATCGATCTATCGGCCAGGTAGCGATGCCCACCTAGACATCCTGGTTGAGGCACGTCATGCCTTTGACTCTGGAAAAATGAGGTTTAGCGGAGTCGATCATAGACTTCTTTCTGAGACCGATCTTGGCCTAGTGGGTTTCTATATGGGAAGAAAGGTGATACTGGATTTTCCTCTAGAAGAACTAGAAATAAACGAGGAGAAAAAACCTCGTCTAAACTATCCAGAGAGGGGCGGGGCAAAAAAGTATCACGTTTACGTCAGAAATCCCAAGACAGGTAGGGTCATGAAGATAGCCTTCGGAGACGTGCATGGCGGGCTTACTGCCAAGGTCTCTAATCCCAAGGCAAGAAAGAGCTTTGCCGCTCGTCACAACTGTGCTGAGAAGAAGGACAAGACTAAAGCCGGCTATTGGGCCTGTAGGATTAACCGGTATGCTCACCTTTGGGGAGGAAAAACTTATCCTGGGTACTGGTGATGATCTACAGGGACCACGAAATAGAAAAAGACACGATAGTTCGAACCTTCAGTGAATCTATCGATCCCACTGAATTAAAGTGGCATCGGGACGACGAAGACCGAGCGGTCGTGGCGGTCGGATTGACTGACTGGAAGATACAGTTAGAAAACCGTCTACCGTCTAGCCTAGAGACCCCGGCCTTTATAGCTAGGGGAGAGTGGCACAGGTTAATAAAGGGAACTGGCTCCCTTACTCTAAAAATAGTTAAAAGTTATGAATGAAATGATAGAGCACGTGGGCAGGCTTTGGAAAGTCTATTCTAAAAAGAAAATAAACGGTCGACGAAAGCTGCTGGGCACCCACCCCACCAAGGAAAAAGCAGTCAAGCAGTTACGCGCGATAGAGGCTTCTGCTGCAAATGAATCTAGAGTCATGAGTTTTTCTCAGTTCTTGAAGGAATCCATTAAAATAGAGGAGAAGCGTAAGGTTGCAAGCTCTCCAGACTGGCACGATTCCGATGAGCCTGACGCTAATGGCAAGTTTAAAACCCTTGGCATAAGAGCCCTTGCCTCTTGGCTGATTAGGACTAGGGGAGGAGACATGCGTAAGATAACCGGTAGCCTCAACCAGCAGATAGTTTTCAATCGTAACAACAATCCTTCCTATGCCAGGAAGATGGAAAGAGTTAGGGAAGAGGTAAAGAGACAGCTTAATAAAAAAAATAAAAATTAATGATTCTTTCGTTCTATCAATATTGTTTGCTTGAGAGCAAGAAAAAGAAGGCTAACCCTAGACAGTACAGAGCTCCCGAAGGTAGCGTCAGAGACAAAAAGCTAGATAAGGCAAGGGAGCTGCTCAAGTCGGGCAACAAGGAAGCCGCCTATGCTCTTAGGGACGAGATGGAAGAGCATGAGAGAAACCGCAAAGGCTGGAAGAACGTGCCCAGAAAAGACTCAAAGGTCAACGAGGCAAATTCATCCAGGACGCTAAGCAAAGAGACCCTGGCCAAGATAAGAAAGGTTGCCACTAAAAAAGGCTATTCCTTTGCTGACCTAAAGAGAGAATACATAAAGGGGCTGGGAGCATACTATTCTTCGGGTTCTAGGCCGGGAATGACTGCCCACCAGTGGGCAATGGCCAGGGTAAATGCTGCTAGCCCAAGCAAGTCTTGGGCAAACGTTAAAAAAGTAAAGAAGTAGACAGATGTTATTAAACGTAAGACAAAACGGGTTTATATTTTCATTTCCGCCTGATTTCTTTGCGCCCGAGATCAAAGAAAAATACAAGAAGTATTTTCAGAGCCTGATCCTACCCTATGACACGGTCGATGACTTTATGTCCTCTACCGTCCAGTCAATCGGTTGGCCTGGATGGACGATGCAGACCGTTGCTCAGACCAGGCTGTTAGGCAAACAGCAAGAATACAAGAGTTCCAAGCAGGTGGTAGACCAGTTTGCTAGGGAGTTTACCTTGACCTTTAAGATGACCGATGCATACCTCAACTACTTTATATTTTTAGAAAACAGCCTCAAGTATTTGGATTTTGAGACAAAGGCGAGGACGTTTTCACCGATGCGGCTTTCTCTGCTGGACAACGAAGGCTACTTGGTCTCTTCTATCATATTCAAGAATCCTATTTTGATTTCGCAAGACGGCTTTAATCTCTCCTACAGTACAAACTCTCCAGACTTTAAGACCTTTACCGCAAAGTTTTCTTATTATGACTTTGACATAGAGCTGGATTTCGACTAGACCCGAATAAAGCCGATTCCTCCATAGTGAGCTCCAAAGTTTGGCCGCGTCTCTAAGTATTCTATCTTTTCTCCCTCCAGTTCTGCCCAGAGCTGGTCTACCCTGCAGTTTACGCTTCGGTGGAACTCTGTGTCCTTTATGTCATGAAAGCCTACCCATCCTCCAGGCCTGACGTATCTCTTGTAGTGTTCAAAGTCGTCCTTTACTCCCTCGTAGGTGTGGTCTCCATCGATGAATAAGAAGTCTAATTTTTGATCACCCAGTATCTCAGCGATCCTCTGCTTAGCCTCTAGCGAATGGGAGTCTCCGTGGATCATGTGAACATTTGAACCCAACGACTTAAGGTAATCGTCCCTTTTTACAACGTCATAGCTGCTCCTTCCAAAGTTTCCATGGGGCAGGTCCAAAGATATCTTAAGCCCATCCTCGCTTGCGACCTTGCTCCATATCGCAAAGGTTCCTCCCTGGTCGGTACCGATCTCCATAAAGTTCTTGATTCCAAGGGAGCGAACGAATTTCGCGGCATCGACTATTTCTCGATGGTTCTGTACCATGCCCAACTGATAAGATTCGTGCACTATCACTTCCACGGTCTTGATCGCCCTTCCTAAATTAAAGTAGACTTCTATCTCGTCTATCACTTCTTTTGCAGAGATCGATCTTGTGCATTCGAACTGCCTAGCCGTGCCCTTGTGAGTAGGACACCAGTTCCAGTCCCCAGGGTCAAGCCTACTCCAGTTAAAGCACCCGTTGCAGACGCCGTCCTTAAATATTCTTATCACCGACTCTCCCTCCATCTCAGTGATCGGCCAGCTAAATCCTCCTACTATCGTGGTGGGTGCGCCTACTGCCCAGGAGAGCCAGCTTAGTCCAGAGCTAACACCCACAAACATCTCACAGTGCTTTAGGTGCAGCATCGCGTTCTCTAATGAATGGTCTCCTACCTTTTGGGTTACTCCTATCGGATAGTTATTTCCCATGTATCCATCCCCTTCTCGACTCAAGACCACCACCTTTCTTCCCCTCTTTATAAAATAGTCGGTCACCTGCTGCCAGCCTTCTGGGTTGTTCCAGTACTTTGCCTGAGCTGTCGCGTGTATTCCAAAACACACATACGGCGTGTCGTATGGAGAGGGCCCATCAGGTATGGCTAATCGCGGTCGCAAGCTCGAGTATTCTAACCCCAATATGTCCGTGACCGTTGCCTGCATTGGCGCCTTTCTAAAGTCCCTAGGGTGATGGTCTGGATTGGGTTCGTTGTCTCCTCCATAGTACCAGCCTATCTGATATGCCGCGTATATTCCAGGCACAGACTTGCCCGGTTCTACAAATTCTAACTCTGGATAGGTTTCCTTATAAAGGTGGTTCTTGAAAGTAGACACGATCACCGTGCAATCGTGCCTCTTTTTAAATTCATAGATGTGTGGAAACCAGGCCAGAGTGTCACCTAGGGCTGAAGAATCGATGGAAACAAACACCCTCTTTCCTCTTGGATCAAACTTTTCCTCCCAAACCCTACCGGTAATCGAGTGGGTCACCCGAATCAACCAGTTCACTAAGTACTTGCGATTACACCTTGCCCAGTGATTTACCCTGATTCTTGACTCAAAAATCTTTTTGTCTGTTTCAGAGTCTATGAATTCTACCAAGTAGCTGCCCGAGCCCTTTCCTAGTATCTCAACGACTGGTCCATTTACATAATGGATGTTAATCGTCGGCTCTACATAAGCTTGATCCAGTCTCTCTACTATCTGGGGATCGAATATTAAACAGTCTGCAGCTTTGGTAGAATCGTCAAACCTGACGTCTACTCCTAGTTCCGGTATCTCTAGGGTTATTCCCTCGCTCAGTAGCTCGTCTGGAATCTCAACGAACTTTACTCCTCCGCCCTTCACCGTAAACCTTGAAACCTCTGTTCCATGAGAAATAACTAGCGTGAGCGGATCCAAATAGTCTGCCCCCATCAACATCACATGCCTTTGATCCATTTCGTCTTTGGTCAGATAGAGATAGGTTCTTCCCCTGTCCGTGTCTATATAGGGAAAGGTCTTAAGTATCACACAGTTTATCTCGTTGCCCAGCTTTGCCTCTTCGATGTCTAGAGTCAAGACCTTAAGTCCGGTTGCCCTACAGATTTCATAGAGCACGTCTTCAAGTATCACCTTTTCATCAAAGCTAAAATAACTCTCCTTAGAATAAAACCCAGACAGCGCATCGTGCATCTCCTTGCTCCTTACCGAAAAAAGGGCTGAATTCATGGATTCTCCAGAGTCCCAAGCATAGGCGACCACCTCATGATTTTCAAGCCCAAGGCTGTGTCTTTGTAGGGTTTCTTCGTTAGCTATCACATAGTCATAGTTTATTACGTGCGAGGTGTGGTAGCCGCCAGCAAAGGCAACCGCCAGCCCGTTCTTTATTAGCTTGAGGGCAGCGAACCCGTGGTTATAATCGAAGGGATACGTTAGTTTAAACGTTGGGTAACTCATTGAAAAGATTGGAATCGTGTTTGAAAGCCTCTCGTATTCCTCTTGATAAAGAATCGGGTTGTCCTTATCGTGAACCACGATATCGATCAAGCTTTCAGTTTCTTCGTCAATCTTTATGTGAGTTGAGACCAGGACAGTAAGACCTTGGCTCTTTAGAGAAGCTACACTCCTTCTTAGCAGCTGCCTTTTTTCTTCGGTGTCTGCATGGGACAGCACGATCGCTAGCTCTCCCGACTTTTTCTCTTTTCTGGAGAGTGCAGTCAGCTCTTTCAATACCTGGAAAGCATCGGTTCCGACCTTTTCCCAGCTAAACCGTTCCCTTATTTCTTTAGCAAAGCCGACCGCCTCCCTCTTTTTAGATTCAAAGTTTAGATAACAGTCCCTCAGTTTTTCTACCAGGTCTCCAAAGTCAGGCTCAGCATAGTTTCCAGGCGCGCTTCCGGCAAATCCCAAATCAAAACCTATCCTTGCCGGTCGCTCCTCTAATATCTTTATCGGGGTGCCCTTGCCTCTTGCGAATTCTAGCTGTGCTCCCCAGTCCGAATAGGTGACTGGCGTGCCTGCCGCCATCGCCTCTATTAGCGGTATGTTCCAGCCTTCGCTACGAGCGCAAGTAATCAACACATCTCCGGATTTAATGTAGTTCACGTACTCTTCCCTACTTAAAAAATGCTCTACTTTTATACGAGAGTCTGTGAATCCATAGTGCGTCAGACGTTCTTCAGTAGAGTTAAACCCGTCTACCGAGAAAGGATTGTCTGCGCTCAGGATTAGTTCAACCTTTTCATCTGGAAAGGCCTCCAGAAAAGATCCTATTATCTCTGGCACAGCTTTTCTGTAATCCCACCTGCCAAAAAACATAAATCTAAATGGACTGTTTTTAGGAAAGCTTGAGTCCTCAAAAAATTCTTCATTTACTCCTTCGTTTACCACAAAAATCCTATTTTCTGGATATCCCTGGTCCGTTGCCACCTGCTTGTGCCACTCGGTGACTACCCAAAGATAGTCGAACGCTAGCAACCGATTGAAGAAATTTTCCTCAATCTCTGTGCTTTCCCAAACCGTGTATGCGATCCTCGTTTTAGCCGAATACTCCTCATAAAAGTAATGGTGGTCTGCGTCCATCAAGACTATGTCGACCTCTGCTTCAAACCCATCAATCTCCCGATGTTTCCAGTCCTTGTCTGGAAAAGAATAGGACATGGGATAATCAGAGTATTTGTTTTCTCTGTTTATTAGAGTTATCTTGTCTAATACTGAAAGGTCTATCTCGTTTAGATAGTCTGGAGCGTCGTCCCAAGTAAAGTTTCTTACTCTTAGCTCTACGTGCTTTGATAATTCCCTAAAGAATGCCCTTGCATGGGCGGCGTAGCCCGTTTTGCCTAGATAACAGGTGTGGGCTCTTACTTTAATCATAGAAGAAGTTTTATATTTTATACAAAATGCTTGATCCAAGTTCTAGATTGCTCATTTTTTATCCCTCAGCTAAGGCCGATCGTTGACTGTAGCGCTAATCCCTAAGGGTAATTTAAGAAAAGTTCGCCCCTTCGCTATGATATAAAGGTAAACGAGCCTCCCCCTCCAGTAACGATCGGAGAGTAGTCGGGCTCTACATACTGACCGACTACGCCTATGGCAATAAAGTTATCCCGCGTGTCGTTACTTGAAGTGGTATCCCACTCATCAATGTTGACCCACCCAGTGCTACCGTCACAGACTACCATAAACTCCAGAATAGTATCATACGGAGCAGTACCTGTGGTGTAGGAGAGCTGTTCCCATGTCCCTACCGAGGCCGTCATTGTTGCAACCGTTGTGTTGTCCAGGTTGTTCATTGGCAGGTTAGGGCGCATAACCAGCGTAGGCTGACCTCCATTGTAGGCTGCTCCATCACCCAAGGAGGACTTGCGGACCCAGACACTCACCGTTGAGGTTTGCCCGCTTTTAACTGGAATTCGTACTGTGCTGGAAGGAGTTAAAACACCAAGAGTGACTGGAGCTATTCTTGTTGAAGGAGTTGATGTTTTGTAAATAGTAGAGTCCAATGATATAGTGGAGGTGTTACTGTAGATAAAATCGCTCCCAGTCGTTCCATTAAGTTTTTGTATGACTATGCCCGGTGAATATCCGCCAGAGTTACTCAAGGCCGTATTTCTTGAAACAAGAGTCCCGGTTGTGGTGGGATTGTATAATTGTAGGTTAGCTGCGCCTCTAAAGTTTGCCAAGGTTATTACTGATGTGGTGAATGACGAAGTATTACCCAGGTGATCTTTTCCAAAAGTACAGTCTTTGAACAGCACCGTCTCTACCGGGTTTGAAGGAGAGGTAACCAAACCAGTAATACCGTTTGGCGTGATGCTGCTAGACCCTGCCCAAAAAGTAGAGTTCTTAAAGATGACGGATGTGTTACTGACGGAGTTGATTAAAACCGCTGAATTGGAATTTCCAAAGCTTCTTGCGTTGTCTAAAACAAAGCTGCTCAGTGGGTTGATGTAATCAATTGCGTTACCAGAAAATCCTAATGAAAAGCCGTTTGCGTTTCTCCAAGAGGTAATGTTATTGGCATTGATGACGACCTTTCCGGTTGCTGAGGACGGTGTTTGCGTCGATATACAAAAGCCTTGAACTCCACTTCCATAGGTCTCAAGGTTGGTAAAGACGTTAATTGACCCTGTTGGATAAGGTGCACTGTTAGTATTAAGAGTTAACTGAACCGCATTTGTACCTGATGCCGAGTTTGCCACTATCATATTGTCCATATTAGCGGTCAGGTCATTCGGAATCACTGTTCCGGATCTTACTATTAAATTTCCACTTAGGTTTTTAGTGGTGAGTGCAGAGGAATTTATATTAGCCATGCCTATAGTTTGCAAATTCCAAATAATGTTATTTGTAAATGTATAAGAAACCGGTGAGGTGAGTGATGTGTTGCCTTGTGAAAACCCGTAAGACCCTGAAGCGGGTATTGATTGATAGACCACGCTGTTATCCATGGTAAATGAAGAGTTTCTTGTCACGCCAGTATTGAATAATGAAATTGCGGCGGTGCTGGCTGTTGTGGAACCCATCATGGAAAAAATAACATTAGAAATTTCAACAGTAGTGTTGGTTCCAGAGTAGGATGAGTAGGAAGGAAGCGTGGTACTGGTTGAGCGTATACTCACGTTTCGGGTAAGATTAGTGACGTGTGCTTGGACCAAGGTAGTGGAGTTTCCTCCGTGAGCACTGGATAAACCAATTGTTATTGTAGCAGAGGTCCCGGTTACATTAGATGCTAAAGTTCCCACTTCAGCCTGGGTAGCAGTAGTGGTTGTTCCGGTAATTCCAATTGTATTTCCGGAAAGCCAACCAGTTGGTGTAGCACTAAGAGTAAGTGTAGTTGCACTTGCTGATGCATCAGCGGCAAGACGAAGATATTTAGTCTTAGACTGTCCGTAGGCATAAAAGTTGCCGCCAGCAACGGTAAGCCCATACTGCCCATTGGAAAGTATGTCAAATTCCAAAACTGCGGTAGAAGTAGAAACAATGGGTGACACCGAAGTTCCAATCGTTAGCGTTCCTCCACCAGTAACAAATAGATTACCCGCTAAACGTAAAACATAGGCAGTAGACGCTGAATTACCGTAAGTGAGTGAGCCTTTTGTGCTGACGTAGGTTTGTCCAAATGAAGTGGTAGCCGTGTTATTCATTGTCACGGTGCGACTAGCGGAAGCTCCCTGGCCAGTATACTCTCCAGTAATGATAAGTACGTCGCTGGAAGCTGGAGCCGCGGTGGTAGAGGTTACCAGGGCCCGACTCCAGTTACCACCCGTCGAATCACGATAAACGGTAACCGAAAGGGTAACAGAAGAGGCTACTCGGACTGCATAATTAGTAGCCGCCAATAGAGTTACTGGAGCAGCAAATTTGAAATACACCCAGCCAATCCCGGCAGAATTACTCAGTCCATAAACATCTGGTAAGTCGTTGACATCGATTGTGACTGCTGTTCCAGATACTTGTGATCCGGCTGTTACATTCCAGAGAGAAACCGTAAGCGTCCCGCCCAGTGAAGAACTGCGTGTAATTATCTGAATTGCCACGCCTTCAACAGTGATTGCACCCGGTATAAATGCAGATGAATTTGCTGCTGGACCAGTAGAGGTGCCTCCAAACCGGCTATCTAGAAATGATGTTGCGTTTACCGCTTTCCAGGTGCTGGTGGTTGTGAAATTTCCGTCTGCTGCTGATAAGAGTGTTGCCATTAGATGATATTTGTTTGTGTTAGCTGTTCTTCCGGATAGAGACTCTCTACCGTGTGCTGTGCCCAAGCCTCTAATTCACCGTGAGTTACATCACGATGAAAAATGATTCCACCCAGCATAGTTTCGCTTTGGAGTGGACCTTCCTGGGTTTCATAGAAAAAGGCTGCATCGTAATGTGCAGAGTCTCCTATGATTCTTTTGTTATAGAGTTGTACTATCATATTTAATTAAATAATTTTGATTTACACCCGTGTAATAAGTACTTGAACGGTTGCCCGGGTAACTACACTTGCTGAGTCAACATTAAAGGCAACTACATCCCCAGCACTCACACTCGTAGTCCAGGTAGTAAGATTGAGATCTTGTGCGGAAACGCCTCCTGAGACTGTGGGTTTTTCAGTGCCAGCAATACTGTCGCCTACTACTGGTGGGTAGTTGGCAAAAGTGTCTTTCCACACATCCACCACTATACTACCGGTTTGGTCGAGAAGAACTGTCCATCCTGTGATGGTGCAGTTGTATGGTATTTGTACATAGCCCTTTACTCCAGTAGTAATAGCGAAACCGCCCCCATCTATAGTGATCCCAAAGCAATTTGAGGAGAGAGAGGCAGGTATAGTTCCGCTAGTACCGCTTGTTCCTGAAGTACCACTAGTTCCACTAGATCCCGATGTTCCCGAAGATCCACTAGTTCCTGAAGATCCGGATGAACCTGAACTCCCCGATGTTCCACTTGTGCCTGAGCTACCATTAGTTCCTGAAGAACCAGATGAACCTGAGCTGCCGCTGGTTCCACTTGTACCCGAAGAGCCAGAAGTTCCCGAGCTTCCGCTACTGCCAGAAGTCCCACTGGTTCCTGATGTACTAGATACGGATCCTAATGTTGTTTGTGCAAATGAGTAATGCACGGTACCTTCAGTTACAAAGGTAATATTATGCGGCTGGTTAGAGGTGTTCGTTGCTCTTACTTTAACCAGTATTCTATCAGTAGTGTTAATTGTGTATCCTGGCTGAAATCCATCAGATATTGACATTGATGGATTTGGTGAATTTGTTGTTACTGGCGCAGGGTCTGTTGAAAAAAGTAACGTTTCTGTTCCTCCAGAAGTACGTGAATAGACTTCACAGAATATATCGAAACTTGCATTGGCGTTTTGTTTATATGCATGCAAATAAAAGGACCAGATTCCTGCAGGAATAGCAGTTACATTTGGAACCGATGTAGGTGTTAGATATGATCCTATAGTTGAAGTTGCTCCTACTCCAATTGTTACTGTAACTGTTTGTTGCGCAGCGGCGGTTGGTATTGTGGAAAATTCTTTATACGGTGTTTGTGTCACCGACTCATTAAAATAGTAAATTGCACCACCCGAGATACCATTAATTCCACTAGTTCCACTAGATCCTGAAGTGCCATTTGTTCCCGAAGATCCTGAAGTGCCATCTGTTCCCGAAGTGCCGTCTGTTCCACTGGATCCTGAAGACCCTGAAGAGCCGCTAGTACCATCGGTGCCGCTAGAGCCGCTAGTACCATCGGTGCCGCTAGAGCCGCTAGTACCATCGGTGCCGCTAGTACCATCGGTGCCGCTAGTACCATCGGTGCCGCTAGTGCCGCTAGTTCCATCGGTGCCGCTAGTACCATCGGTGCCGCTAGTACCATCGGTGCCGCTTGTTCCAGAACTTCCATCTGTTCCACTTGTCCCTGAAGTTCCATCTGTTCCCGAAGTTCCATCTGTTCCACTAGTGCCATCTGTTCCACTAGATCCTGAAGTACCATCTGTTCCCGAAGTACCATCTGTTCCACTAGTGCCATCTGTTCCCGAAGTTCCATCTGTTCCACTAGTGCCATCTGTTCCACTAGATCCTGAAGTACCATCTGTTCCACTAGTGCCATCTGTTCCCGAAGTTCCATCTGTTCCACTAGTGCCATCTGTTCCACTAGATCCTGAAGTACCATCTGTTCCTGAAGTACCACTAGTTCCGCTACTACCCGACGTTCCTGAGCTACCTGACGTTCCACTGGTTCCAGAGCTACCTGATGTTCCAGAGCTACCCGATGTACCGCTTGTTCCGCTTGAGCCAGAGGTTCCCGATGTTCCACTTGAGCCAGACGTTCCACTGGTTCCGCTTGAGCCAGACGTTCCACTAGTGCCAGAACTACCGCTTGTACCCGAGCTACCGCTTGTACCCGAGCTACCGCTTGTACCCGAGCTACCGCTTGTACCTGAGCTACCGGAAGTTCCTGACGATCCGGGTGTACCTGAACTCCCCGATGTTCCACTTGTGCCTGAGCTACCATTAGTTCCTGAAGAACCAGATGTACCTGGGCTGCCGTTGGTTCCACTTGTACCCGAAGAGCCAGAAGTTCCCGAAGAACCACTACTACCTGATGTTCCTGAAGAACCGCTTGTGCCGCTTGAACCTGAGCTTCCACTAGTTCCCGAAGAACCACTACTACCTGATGTTCCTGAAGAACCGCTTGTGCCGCTTGAACCTGAGCTTCCGCCCGTTCCTGAACTTCCTGACGATCCGCTTGAACCTGAAGTACCCCTAGTACCAGAAGTACCGCTTGAACCCGAAGTACCGTCAGTACCTAAGGAGCCGGATGTACCAGAAGTACCGTTTGCTCCAGAAGTACCAGAAGTACCGTTTGCTCCAGAAGTACCAGAAGTACCGTTTGCTCCAGAAGTACCAGAAGTGCCCCTAGTGCCGGAAGTACCGCTGGTGCCCGAAGTACCACCACCTCCTACGACTCCTTCGATGATAGTTATGGTGCCAGTGTTGTCTATTTTACAAAGCTTCATTCCATTGCTAGAGTCAAAGCCTAAAAGGTATGCACCTGATGGAATATTCGTAAAACTTATCTGCGTAAAATCAATTATGGGATAAAGCTGGCTGACGCCCATACAAAACGACTTTATTATATTTATCCTAATATCAAAACCTTTCTAATCGCGCATGATATAATAAGTATATGTTAATTTACAGGTCTAACACCTTTGCTGAGGCATACCGGAAAAGCCTATTCGATCTTTTTGCTTTTCCAGAGCACATAATCTCTCCTCGAGAAATGTCAATAAAGGAAAATTGTAACGTTTCTTTAGTAATAACGAATCCTCTTTCCTGTCTTTATGAAAACGCTCAGCGCTCTTCTCAATACAGGTACATCGCGGCTGAGCTTCTTTGGTATTTTATGGGAAGAAACGATGCGAGTTATATTTCAAAATATGCAAAGTTTTGGGAGTCCATTCAAAACAGTGATGGAACCTTAAACTCAGCGTACGGTCACCTCTTGTTCAACCTTCCAAATGAACATGGGTTTACTCAATATCATTGGGCCTTTGAATCTCTAATAAAAGACAAAGACACCCGTCAAGCAATCTTACACTTTAACCTACCCACTCATCAGAGCGAAGGAAACAAGGATTTTGTGTGCACAATGTATGGAATATTTCAAATAAGAGACAATAGACTCAACCTAACTGTTAGTATGAGGAGCAATGACGTCATATTAGGACTACCGACCGATGTTGCCTTTTTTTCTACTCTACAGTCACAGATGCTGCTTCACCTAGCTACCCACGGTGGAGAAAAATTTAGCGACTTGACTTTAGGCACCTACACTCACATAGCAAATTCGTTCCACCTATACGAAAGACACTTTGAACTAGTAAAAAGAATGTTGACTGACGACTTTGTTCCAAAGCAGATACCTAGGGTAAAAGAAGAGCTTATTTCCGTCAAGGGTGAGCCCTCTTTACTGCTCAATAATCTTTTCTCAACGCAATCTAATGTTCTTGAAACGATCGATGACGAATTGATGACTTGGATAAAAAATAATTTAAACAAATGAAACAGCTCATAATCAGTGTGCTCTCCTTCTTTTTAGTTGCTCTGTTGTGTGACTATGTTTACGCCTGGACGGACCTTGAAAGCATATTTGGAGCAGACCCAACCTACCCACAATGGCTCGCAATTGAATTTATCGTAAATCTATTGCTGGTCGGACCGATAATCAAAACGAACAGAGAAAAGAATGACTCAAAAGGATCTAAAGTACCACTTGACCTACCTTAAGATGGCAACCGAATGGTCCGCCCTTTCTTGCTGTAGACGCAAGAAAGTGGGCGCGCTTATCGTAAAGGACGGGACCATCATATCGGACGGATTCAACGGCACCCCTAGGGGCTTTTCAAACGATTGCGAAGACTCGAACGGCGAAACTCACTGGTACGTCTTGCACGCAGAGGCAAACGCAATACTGAAGGTTGCAAAGTCGACCCAAAACACAGAAGGTTCGACTCTTTATGTCACCTATTCTCCATGTAAAGACTGTTCTAAGCTCATAATTCAAGCTGGGATAAAGAGGGTCGCCTATCGTGAAGAATATAGGGACCTTGCCGGTGTAAAAATACTCAGAGAGGCTGGCATAGACGTCATCCACCTCGATATGTGATATGGAAAAAAGAAAAATAGAAGTAGTTTTTGTTAGGGAATACAAGGGCTTCATAGGCGCCTTTTCCAAAAAGAGCAAGACGGATTACATTCTTAACGTGACTAAAATAATCAAGGATAAGTTCAACACTAGGTTCATCGTTCCGAACAAGGTACAGTCTTTTCTACTTAACTATGAGGTAAAGAAGCTTTTAGACAAAGCCATAAAGGTAAAAAACAAAAAATACAGTCGAATAGTTTACTTGAATACGAACCTTTCGATAAGCACCATACTTAATTCAATAGACTTTATCAACGACGAGTATTTAGACATAGAGTTTAATTACTTGTGGATTCCAACAAAGGACCCTGAAGAAGAGGAAGCAGTTATCGATTACCCTAACTTAGCTATTGTAGACTTTCAACAGAGAAGCTAAGATTTAAGATCGTTTAAAAATTTATCCATTTCCTCCTTGCTCAGACCTAAAGGATTGTTCTCTTCTTCTGGATTTAGTCCATACTCGTCCCATTCGTCTCTTCTTCTGCTTGTTTCGTAGCTTCTTAATTTGTCTTCCAGCCTCTTGATTTCAGGCGAAGTAGTGCTTCGACCGCCCGTCTGGCGGTAAGCGGTTTTCTCGTCTTTAAAACTGCTCTCTCCCTTCGCATATCCGCCATCTTCCTCTGAATCAAGGTCATAGTCTTTAAAGTCGTAGCCCGTATCTTGATACTCTACTTCTTTCCCGTAGTCCTCGTCTCTTGGGTCCAAGTCTTCATTCACAAATCGATTAAAAGAAACAACTTTGGTGTTTTCATCAACCTCTCCGATCTCAACGGTAGGATATGCAGTCAGGTATGGGTCAGGATAGGTAAATGGCTTTTTGCCCTCTTGCCTGTATACCAAGTCATGAGTCATTGCCTTGTACGTAGGGTCCCAAACCTTGTGAGAAAACGCAGGGTCCCGCTCAACGACTCTGCGATATTGAGAAAGCTTCGGCTTTTTGTTCAGTAACTTACCCTTGGCGTCTCTCGATGGAATTGCAGAGAGAGGTCCGCCAAAGCCCGGCTTCTTTAGGTCCATGTAATCTTCAAAACCTAGCAGGTCCCTTCTGTGTACGTTGAACATTTCCATACCGTTATACGTTTATTTGTCCGATTCTGGTCTCGATCCAATAGTCGGATCGATATTTGGCAGTCACCTCATAGACCGTTGTCGATCCGTAGTCTGGGGCAAACGCAGTAAGCGCTCCGTTAGGAATTATCGAAGGAAACTTAAATTCTCGATATATTTCTCCGGCCTTGTTAAAGATCACGACAGCTAGCTCCCCAACATAGTTTCTCTTTAGTCCCTGGGCACCAGTCTGTGGGTTGTACTGAATGTCGTTCCACGCTCTTAGTATGTTATAAACGTACGCATCGTTTTCTTCGTTCAGGTTGACGGTGAACGTTATGTCAAGGTCGGCAGTCGTCTTGTCCGGTTTGGAACCAGCGTAGCTTCTGGTCGCAAACTTGTATGCCTGTTCAACTATCGTACCCATTGGACTTATTTCAGGAATACCGGTTATTTTAGTCACGTGCTCAACTAGCAGAGCAACATTCGGTCCTCCTATCGCTGCTGGCGGAGTAAGAATCACTTCAAATTGGTTTTGGTAGAGCGGCTCGTAATAATTGACCGCGGCTACCGAGTTTGTCCAATAGGGTAAACCTGCCATTTTATTTAGATTATTTTAGTTATTTATTTTTCTTTATCGTTAATTATTCACCCTCTACCTTTTCACTAGGCGGAGCAAT